GTGTCGGTGACGGGCGGCATCAGTTCGCCTGACTTCATCCAGTTTGATGCTGCTTTGTCGCCGTTGCCCTCAGACGCAACGGGGAAGATTTACTACGACAACACAGACCAGTTTCAGACGCTGGTCTTCCAGATGAATGGCTCTGTCGTCCAGCACATTGGACAAGAGCAGTTCTACCGGGTGAAGTGTTCGGGGTCGATTACCAAGGGTCAGGTTGTGATGTTTGCCGGCACCCTTGGGTCGTCTGGAGGGCTGATTGGCGCAGCGGCCACAGGGCTAGCCCCGGATCAATCCAACTATATTCTCGGGATTGCCGACGAGAGCGGTGTCAACAACGACTGGATATTCGTGACCTCGTTTGGCGAGGTCAAGAACATCAATACGACTGGCGGCGTTGAATCGTGGACACAGGGGCAGGTTCTTTACTACAACCCTGCTGTTACTGGCGGGCTTACTAAAAACAAGCCCAATACACCTAATGCAATTGCTCTGGTGGCGGCGGTTGTCCACGTTGGGACCAGCAACGGCATCCTTTTCGTGCGCCCAGTTTATGGATCTGCGCTGGGGGGCACTGATGGCAACGTACAGTTTGGCACGCTGAACAATGGCGATGTCATCGTTTACGATGGCACCGATCTGCGCTGGGAGAATGTTGCGCAGTCGTCGCTTGCGGCGGGCAGCGCAACTAACATTGCAGGAGGCGCGGCCAATCGCATCCCGTACAACACGGGTGCAGGCGCGACCTCGTTCATTGTTGCGCCGACGGTGTCGAACACTTACCTGGAATGGTCTGGCAGCGCATTTCAGTGGTCCGCAAACCCGCTGGGCACGGTCACATCAGTGGATGTGTCTGGTGGCACGACCGGGCTGACGTTTACGGGCGGCCCCATCACCAGCAGCGGCACGATCACTGCTGGTGGGACGCTGGCGATTGCCAATGGTGGCACCAATGGCACGGCCTCCCCGGCTGCGGGCGGGATCTCTTACGGCACCGGCACGGCATACGCCTTCACTGCGGCGGGCACTGCTGGTCAGGTACTCAAAAGCAACGGCACCAGCGCCCCGACTTGGAGTGCGTTGGACGGCGGCACGTTCTGAGGGTAAATCATGGCGCAATCTGGCTTCACACCAATTCAACTGTATCGGACGACGACTGCGTCTGCTCAGCCAACCTCGGGCAATCTTGCGGATGGCGAGCTTGCCATCAACTTGAACGACGAAAAGCTCTACTTCAAGAATGCCGGCGGTACGGTTAAGCTCTTGGCATCCAGCGCCGGCGCAGCGGGGGATGTGGTTGCAGCGAGCAACAACGCATTCACAGGCGCCAACACCTTCTACAACGCGACGGGGCAGACCTTTGGGACTGGCACCTCGACGCAAGACGGCATCATTGTTGCGGGCCGCGCGGGTGGGTCAAGCAGTTACCGGGTGACGTTTCAACCTGGGACGCTGACGGCAAGCAGGACGCTGACTGCGCCTGATGCGACGACAACGATTGTCGGCACCGATGCCACGCAGACGCTCACCAACAAAACGGCTGAGACGCTGACGCTTAACAAGGGGTATACCGAGCAGGTTTTCGCGCTTGGCACGACGGGCAGCATTGCGCTGAACCCGACCAACGGAAGCATCCAAACTTGTGCGCTGACGGGCAATCCGACGTTCACTGACTCGCTAAGCGCGGGGCAGAGCATTGTGTTGATGCTGACCAATGGCGCAAGCTACACGGTGGGGTGGCCGACGATTACATGGGTGACTTCGGCTGGCAATGTCGCGCCCACGCTGACTGCTGCCAATACGCTGGTGTTCTGGAAGGTCTCCACCACGCTTTATGGCGCGGTCGTGGGCAGCTACGCTTAAGGCAACGAGATGCTGTCAAAACATCTGCAAGCTGCTGCTGGGAATGTGCCTGCTGGTGGTGGCGGGTATGAGCTATACCTGTGGGGAGACAACGCTTGGGGGCAGGTTGGCAATGGGCAGGCCGGAAATGAAACCAATCCCAAACAGGTAGGCACATCAACAGATTGGGCTAGCGTCTCGGGAGGATCCAATTTTACGTTAGCTGTTAAAACAGGTGGCACTCTGTGGGCGTGGGGCCTCGCAACAAGCGGCCAACTAGGTGACGGCACTACTGTCACCAAGTCCTCACCTGTCCAGATTGGGGCTTTGTCTGACTGGGCTCAAGTTGCTGCGGGGAACAGCACCGGCTACGCAGTCAAGACTAACGGCACGCTTTGGGCATGGGGACTCAACACAGGCGGCCAACTAGGCGACGGCACAACGGCTAACAAGTCCTCTCCCGTCCAGATTGGAGCGTTGTCGGATTGGGCTCAAGTTGCTGCGGGGTCTAACAATGGCTACGCAGTCAAGACTAACGGCACGCTTTGGGCATGGGGAGGTGGATCAAACGGCAGGCTAGGTGACGGCACGACTGTCAACAAATCTTCTCCCGTTCAAATTGGTGCGCTGTCGGATTGGGCGCAAGTTGCTGGGGGGGGCAACACTGGCTACGCAATCAAAACTGATGGAACTATTTGGGCGTGGGGCCTCGCAACAAGCGGCCAGCTAGGTGACGGCACTACTGTCACCAAGTCCTCACCTGTCCAGATTGGAGCGCTGTCAGACTGGGCGCAAGTTGCTGGGGGGGTTAGCAATGGCTATGCAGTCAAAACTGATGGAACTATTTGGGCGTGGGGCCTCGGAACAAACGGCCAGCTAGGTGACGGCACTACCGTTAATAAGTCCTCTCCCGTCCAGATTGGGGCTTTGTCTGACTGGGCGCAAGTTGCTAGCGTAAATACAAGTAATTCTGGCTACGCAGTCAAAACCAATGGAACTATTTGGGCATGGGGTCTTGGAGCAAACGGCCAGCTAGGTGATGGCACTGCTGTCTCCAAGTCCTCACCTGTCCAAATTGGATCTTCATCCGACTGGGCGCAAATATCGGCGGGCGGTAATGCTGGCATTGCTATAAAAACCGGCGGCGGCGCTCTTTGGGCATGGGGCGCGGCTCCCGGCACAGGGCTGCTAGGCGGATCTTTTTCTTCACCGGTCCAAGTGGGCGCGCTGTCTGACTGGGTGGTTGTTGCTCAAAACGGGGGTTTTACAGCGTCTATCAAAACCAACGGCACCTTATGGACTTGGGGCCGTAATGATAACGGCCAACTTGGCGATGGCACGATCAACCCTCGTTCATCTCCTGTACAAGTTGGTGCGCTGTCTGATTGGGCTCAAGTTGCCGGAGGGAATAGCACTGGCTATGCAGTCAAGACCAACGGCACTCTTTGGGCATGGGGAGTCGGAACAAGCGGCGAGCTTGGCGATGGCACAACGGTTAGTAAGTCCTCACCTGTCCAGATTGGGGCTTTGTCTGACTGGGCTCAAGTTGCTGGGGGTGCCTTCAATGGCTACGCAGTCAAGACTAACGGGACGTTGTGGGCATGGGGAATTGGAGCTAATGGCAGGCTAGGTGACGGCACTACCGTTGACAAATCTTCTCCTGTCCAGATTGGCGCTTTGTCTGACTGGGCGCAAGTTGCTGGAGGGAACAGCTTTGGCTACGCAGTCAAAACTGATGGAACTATTTGGGCGTGGGGAGCTGGATCTAATGGCAGGCTAGGTGACGGCACTACCGTTGACAAATCTTCTCCTGTCCAGATTGGCGCTTTGACTTCTTGGGAATCTGCTGCATCTGGCAGTAATTCAGCATCCGCCGCCGCCCTCCAAAATCCATGAAACACCCACTCGACATCGCGCTGGCTGCGTGCATCAACGGGCGCCCTGAAGTGTCCGAAGACATTCTTCGCTCCTATCCAGAGCAAGATGATGCGCGGGTGGTCTTCAACCTCGGTTGGCATGAGATGAGGCATGGCAGGCTCAACAAAGGCCTCGCCATGATGGATGCGGGCAGGTTCATCAATGTCTTCGGGCTGCCGCGTATTCCTGGCCCCATCTGGCGTGATGAGCCTCTGATTGGCAAGACCCTGCTGTTCCGCTGCGAAAATGGGCTGGGCGACCAGATCATGAACTTCCGGTTTGCGCAGGACTTTGCCGACCGGGGCGCCCGTGTTGTCATCTCTTGCCACCCGTCGCTGATGCCGCTGTTCTCCCGCCACGGGTTCATCTGCATCGACAACGGCGCAACCCCTTACGTCCACTACGACTACTGGGTGCCGTCAATGTCGGCGGCGCATATCCTTGGCTACGACTCGCACAACTTCCCCGGTCAGGCGTATATGACTGCCGAGCCGCGCTCCTTGTACGCAAAACCCGGCACGTTAAAGGTCGGCATTCGGTGGGCTGGCAACCCCGAGTTTGAGCACCAGCAGCATCGAAGGTTCGACCCCCAGCCGCTGATTGATCTGCACAACATCCCAGGCGTGACGCTGTACAGCTTGCAGCGTGACGAAGACCTTATTGACGGCCTGCCGTTTGCGGATCTTCGCGATCAGATGAAGACGTTTGAAGACACCGCAAGCATCCTCGCGGGGCTGGATCTGGTCATTACTAGCTGCACCAGCATTGCCCACCTTGCCGCTGCGCTTGGTAAGGAAACATGGGTCATCGTGCCTGTGATGCCGTACTATGCGTGGGCAAAACCTGGCGAAAGATCCGTCTGGTACGACGCGGTTCGGTTGTTTCGGCAAACCCAATATGGCAACTGGGATGCGCCGATGGCGGCGGTGCGTCAAGCCTTGCAAGATAAACTCGCGTTGCGGCTTGCAGCGTAGGAGAAACGAATGTCGATGTACATCAAAATCAGCAACGGCCAGATCGAAACGTACCCCTACAGCATCACGCAACTGCGTCGAGACAACCCCACGGTGTCGTTCCCCGCAAGTCCGACAGAGCAGGATCTTGCGCGATGGGGCGTCTATCCAGTGGCAGTTACGCCGCGCCCAGACCACAATCAGATCAGCCAATCGGTTGACGAAGGGGTGCCGCAGCAAGTTGCGGGGCGCTGGCAGCAAACTTGGGTGGTACGGGCTGCAACCTCTCAAGAACTGCAACAACGCACCGAGGCGATTGTCGCAACCATCAAGGCGGAGCGGGACCGGCGCACGCAAGAAGGTGGCTACTCGGTCAATGGCAAGTGGTTTCACAGCGACGTTATCAGTCGCACGCAACAACTGGGGCTGCTGCTGATGGGGTCCAATCTGCCCGCAGGCATCAACTGGAAGACTATGGACGGGTCATTTGTGGCGATGACCTCAACGCTTGCGCAGCAGATTTTTGCCGCCGCAGGAGTGCAGGACACCTCGACCTTCGCCGTGGCTCAGCAAGCCATTGCGCAGGCTCAAGCCAACCCCGGCGCATTCAACATGGCTGCGATCCCGTGGCCTGCCATATACACCCGGTCATGAAACGCATCTGGGCTCATCAGGTCTTTGTGGCTGTCGACCAACTGGTCAATGCCATCCTCGCCGGGTGGGCCGATGAGACCATCTCGGCTCGCGCTTTCCGTCTCGGTCGCAAGGATGAGGTCACGAATTGCTGGGGCCGTTGGCGGGTCGCTTGGGTGCTGATTGATCTGCTCTTCTGGCCACAGGATCTTTGGATTGCGGCGCGAGACAACAAGTGGCCGACCATCAAGCATTGCGAGCGAGCCTATATCAGCGAGATGGATCGATTGGGCTTGCCGCCAGAATACCGACACCATTCTGAGTCATGACATACGACGGACGCGAGCGACGAAACGGCACACTGACTGAAGATCGCGTGGCCTTGATGATTCAGGAGGCAGTTAGCGAAGCCCTCAAGAATCATGAGCAACATCTGCTGCTGCACATCGACAAGCAGTTTGCAGGGTTGAAGCAGTCTTTCGGTGATGCCTTCCCAAACGGCGACCCGCACGGGCACCGCATTGCTCATGAGAAGGCAATTGCCGATGCAACCCAATGGCACAAGGTCCGCCAGGGTGTGGTCGAAAAGGTTGCCAGCGGTGGCATCTGGGCTGCGATTCTGTTTGCTGCTTTGGCGGTTTGGGAAGCAATCAAGCGCGAGGCTGGCAAGTGATTGGTTTCTTAAACAGGATTGCGCCAGCGATTGGTGTTGCCATTGTAGTTTGGGCGGCATACCACATTGAGCAACGTTTCATGCCGGTCATCACAGACTTCCAAGTAACCAAGATCGAAAAAATCGAGACTGGATGGCGGGCCTGGGGGACGTACAACAAGCGCAGGGTGTGCGAGCTGGTGTCCAGCAACGTGGTGGCGTATGGCGACGGGCCGGCTCAGTTGCTGCTCCAGGTCAAGCCTTTTGACGCTCCCGTCGGGAATATTGCTTGGGGGCCGTTTGACATCCCAAGCACTGGCAAGCCGTTTACCAGGGTGCAAGTCATCTCAACGCATCGTTGCCATCCCTTGTGGGCCACGCAGTCGGTGTACTTCGATCTTGATGCGACGAAACTGCCATGAATGTCTACACCATGATGGACATCTGCATGGCCAGTTTGTTTGCCATCTTCGTGCTTGGCATCATCTTTCTGATGCGGTGACCCATGCTTGAGATCCTGTCCTTTATCACCGGGTTCCTCGGCCCTGCTGTGCCGCAACTCTTCAAGTGGTTTGAGCGCAAGCAAGAGTTTGCGCATGAGCTTGCGCTGATGGAACTCAGGCTCAAGCAGGGCGCGCAGGAGCATCTGTGGCGCATGGAAGAGACCAGTGCCCGTGCTGACATTGCCGAGATGCAGACGCTTCGCATCCCGCAGCAATCGTTTGGGGTGCAAATTCTTGATGCGGCGAAAGAGTGGGTAACGGGCACTCGATGGGGCGCGGCAGTGATCGTGCCAGCGTTTTACCTGTTTGCGCTGCTGGACTTCATTACTGGCATGGTGCGACCGGTAGTGACCTATGCCGCGTTTGGCTTTTACATGGTCTACAAGTGGACTCTGTTCCAGTCGATGTCAGTCGCTCAGGGCAAAGAGGCAGCGATTCTTGCAACATGGTCCGAGCAGGACTGGGCGGTGCTTCTGCTGGTGCTGGGTTACTACTTCGGCCAGCGCACGATGAAAGCGGTGTTTGGCGGGTCTGCCAACTCCACGCGGCGAGATGGGTAAATGGCTTGATCATGCATTGGCCCTTGCGCGAGAGTACGAGGGCCTGCATCGGGTTGGCCAGGATGGTCTGATCTATCCATACCATGACCCTGTCGGATTCCCGACACAGGCATGGGGACGACTATTGTCTCGCAACAAGTGGGAGTCTCTCAGCAAATATCCGTCAATCTCGCGCGCCGAAGCGGATGAATGGCTGATTGATGATCTTGCCAAGCACGCAAGGGCAGTCTGGCGGTTGTGCCCTGTTGAGATGACTCCGGGGATGTTTGCAGCGCTGGTTGATTTCAGTTTCAACGTCGGCCCAGGCAATCTGGAGATTTCGACGCTGCGCAGGCGCGTGCTTGATGGAGATCGGCAAGGGGCTGCTGACCAGTTCCCTCGGTGGGTATTCGCTCAAGGGGTCAAGCTGCCGGGTCTGGTGCGACGCCGCGCGGCCGAGCGCGCACTATATTTGTCTGACTGAATTGCCTATTGGCACGCTTCTGAGGCATACTTCGATTGGGTGCGTGCTGAAACAGCGGCCAAACCGAGAGGGGGGCTATGAGCTACAGCATGACCTATGACAGTTTGCTGGACGATGTTCGGCGCTATCTTGAGCGTGGGTTTACCGCTGAGAGCGACCAAATCGTCTATGAGCAACTGCCGCGTCTAGTGACGCTGGGCGAGCGGCGCATCGCTCGCGAACTCAAGGTTCAGGGCTTCATTCGTGCTGTCACCACGCCGCTACAGGTTGGCGTGGCTGTCTATCGTAAGCCCGACCGCTGGCGCGACACTGTCAGCATGACCATCAACGGCCAGCCCATTTTCGGGCGCAGTTACGAATTCTGCCGTGGATATTGGTCAGAAGAAGCTCAGACAGCGAAGCCTGCGTATTACGCAGACTACGACTACCAGCATTGGTTGCTGGCCCCCACACCCAACGCGACGGACACCCTTGAGATCCTGTACTACGAGCAGCCGCGATTCTTGGATGACGAATTCCAGACGAACTGGTTGACGGAATACGCGCCGGATCTGCTGCTGTATGCCACGTTGCTTGAGGCTGCGCCATTTCTCAAGAAAGACGAGCGCATCCAGACTTGGCAAGCGATGTACGACCGAGCGGCGCAAGCGCTCAGCGGCGAGGATCTCAAGCGCATCCTTGACCGTTCGGCCGCGAGGAGTGAAGCGTAATGACGATCTACAACGATGTGTTCGGCGGCGCGAACATTTACCCGAGCGAAATCAGTTACTCGGCAATCGCGCTTTCTGCTGATGTTGTCCTGAGTTGGCCAGAAGAGACCTCGACCAACCAGAACCTTGCAACCAGAATTATTGATGTCACGCCGAGTGCGGGCGGGTTCAGCATTCGGCTGCCGGAAGCCAACAAAACCGGCACTGGCAACACGATCCTGTTCAACAACCGTGGCGCGCATACTTTCACGGTTCGCAATTCGGTCGGCACTCAGGTGGTCACGGTTGCCGCAGGCACGCTGTGGCAGGTATACCTGACCAACAACACCACTGCTGCTGGCTCTTGGCAGTCTCTTCAGTATGGCGCATCAGTCAGTCAGACAAATGCATCTGCACTTGCTGGCACGGGGATTGTTGCTGTTGGAACCCTGCTGAGTCAGTCTGTCCCGGTCACGACGTTTGGCGCAAACTACACAGCCGGCATCAGTGACCGCGCCAAGATGTACAAGTGGACCGGGGCGGCGGGCACGTTTACGCTGCCCAGCGCTGCGACTGTTGGCAATGACTGGTTTTGCTACCTGCGCAACAGTGGAAGCGGCGCGATTGTCGCCACGCCAAGCGGCATCAATACTATTGATGGTGCTGGATCGCTGAGCTTTCAGCCCGGTGAGTCTGCGATCATCGTCAGCGATGGTTCCAACTTCAACACCATCGGCTTCGGCAAAAGCGCCATTTTTGCCTTTGACTACACCGTCATTGACGTATCAGGCGGGGCAGGCACATACACGCTGACCGGAAGCGAACTCAACAGGGTCGCGTATCGATTCACGGGGACTCTCACCGGCAATCGCGTGGTTGAAGTACCAGCAACGGTGCAGCAATACTGGGTCGACAACGCAACCACCGGGGCTTATACCTTTGATGTCGATCCTTCCGGGGGCGGCGCGGGCGTTTCCATCTCGCAAGGTGAGCGCGCAATCCTGTATTGCGATGGCACTGATGTGCTGAACGCTGCCACGCAAGGCTTGAGTGTTCCAATCTCAGTGGCTGATGGTGGCACGGGCGCAACGACAGCATCGGGTGCGCGCATCAACCTGGGCGGCACCAGCACTGGCATCGCACTGTTTACAGCGGTTGATCAAGCGGCAGCTTGGTCAGCGCTTGGCGTGGCGCCCAGCGGGGTCGTCAACGGGGGCACGTTCTGATGCCTGAGCAGACCGTCATCCTCAAATCCAATCCTGGCATCAAGCGGGATGGGACTAAGTTTGAAGGCGATTTTTACGTTGACGGCCAGTGGGTGCGCTGGCAGCGCGGCCTGCCACGCAAGATGGGTGGCTATCGAGCCACGCAGAAATACCTGACCGAGATCAGCCGGGGGTTCTCAAACTTCACGCAACAACTGTTCATCTACTGTCACTCTGGCTCAGCCAACTATCTCGAGCGCTTCACGATTGACAGCACGGGCAACAGTTCCATCATCACTGACCGCACGCCGGTAGCGGCAGAAAGTTCTTGCACAGTGACGCTGACGGGCGGTGCCGCCGGGTCGGTGGATGACATCACGATTGACGGGGTGTCAATTCTGACCGGCGCAGTTGCGTTCAACACTGACCTTGACACGACTGCGTCAGATGTCGCCTCCGACATCAATACCGGAACTGGCACGCATGGGTATACCGCCACCAGCACCGGCCCGGTCATCACGATTGAGGCTGATATAAGCGTTGGCTCGGACCCTAATAATTATGCGGTGGTGGTGACCGCGACCACCATCACCACGGCTAATACAGACATGGCTGGTGGGTCATTTGCGTATGTTCCTGGGGCCAACAACCTTTGGATGTTTGACTACCAGTATGACTCATCCAGCAACGAAAACTATCTGATCGCCCATGCTGCACCTAACATGGAATGCATCTGCAACGATGCAGGGGGTCAGATTTTCTTCGGCGAGGTGCTGGGCACTGGGTTGCTGAAAAGCATCTCGTTGCCCCCTGATGCGAATGCGACCGGCGGGATTGTGTCGCTGCACCCGTACCTGTTCTATTACGGCACAGACGGCATCATTGGTTGGTCTGTGGCTGGCGAGCCGACCAACATGACTGGTACAGGCTCAGGGCTCGCCCGAGTGTGGGGCCAGAAGATCATCAAGGGACTGCCTCTGCGCGCAGGCTCTGGAAGCGCTCCGGCGGGCATTTTTTGGGCCTACGATGCGGTGATCCGCGCAACTTTCGTAGGTAGTACACCTGTTTTCCAGTTCGACATCATCGCCACCGACACTTCCATCATCAGCGAAAACTGCGTGGTGGATTACGACGGGGTGTTTTTCTGGTGCGGGGTCGACCGATTCCTGATGTTCAACGGGGTCGTGCGAGAAGTCCCCAACCAAATGAATTTGAACTACTTCTTCGACGGCATCAACCCTCGTGCGAAGAACAAGGTTTTCGCGTTCAAAGTGCCCCGGTACGGTGAAGTTTGGTGGTGCTATCCTCGCGGGGACGCCACCGAATGCTCTCACGCTGTCATCTACAACGTGCGCGAAAACTGCTGGTATGACACAGAACTGCCCAACGGTGGGCGCAGTGCTGGTTCGTTCAACAACAGTTTCGCTGCGCCGATCTTGACGGGCGTGATTGACGATGGCCCTGGGTACAAGGTCTGGACGCATGAGCAACTGACCGATGAGTACGATGGCCCCAACATCCGGCCGATTCGCAGCTACTTTGAGACGGCCGATCTTTCGGCGCTAGTCCAAGGCCGGAACGAATATCTGCGCATCACAACGATTGAGCCTGATTTTGTCCAAAAGGGGCCGATGACGGTTCAGGTGACTGGCAGGGCGAATGCTCGCGCGCCAGAAGTTGTGAGCAGCGTCTTCACATTCCCAGAGTCACCTTCCACGCCGCATGAGCAGATCGTTATGCTCAAAGAGCAGCGGCGAGAGTTGCGGGTGCGCTTTGAGTCCAATGCTGTTTATGGCAACTACCAGATGGGCCAGATTATTGGCCACATTGACTCTGGCGACAGGACGGTGCTCGGATGAGCCGGCCGCACGTTACGCTGCCGACGCGGATGGATCTGGTTGATTGGGCCAATCAGGTTTCGTTGGACTTGGACCCTTATGGGACATTTGGCCGTCTGGACGACCCGACCAACTGGCAAAACTGGGCGATGCAGTTCCTAAACAACACATCGCTCGGGCGCAACTTTCCCAATCCGTACTATTTTGACGACTGGCGTGATTGGGCTGAGCGCTTCACGCAGACGCTGAGTTGAGGCACATGATGGAAATCACCCAAATCATTGAATCGGTTAGCAGGTCGCCGGAATTTGCGCCTGCGATGCAGGCCGCTCAGGCGGAGCTTGCCGATGTGCCGATGGATCAGCTTGATGAGCTTATCAAGCTCATGGAAGTTGCGCTCAGCCGGCCGAATGCGTACCCGCAGATCCGCGCGGCGGCGCTCGCCGACGACATGGCTGAGCCCAAGGATCTGCCCGAGCAGTTTGATCCGGTGGTGCTGGCATCGGTGCTTGCAGTGCTGTATCGACTGCGAGATGGCGCCCGCGATGGTTCGTCTGCCAAGGCGCGCATGGCGCGCGGCGGGCTGACGAATGTGCGCAGCTTGGCTAGTCAGGGCCGGCTGGGCGATACGATGCTTGCGCACATTTCGCCCGAAGAAGCAGCGATGCTCAAGGCGCGGGGCGGCGCAGGAACTATTAACCCGCAGACGGGCCTGCCGCAGTTCTTCAGCCTGAAGAAAGTGCTGGGGGCTGTGCTTCCGATTGCT